TAATTTATCCCATTCCTTAGTACCGTACTTCTTTACAAAATCTACCCTTAATTTGTACTCCTCATCCGATATTTGCTTACGGTGTTTGTACTCCTCAAGGGCTTTATATATCGCCCGTTCCTTCTTAAACTCTGCTTCTCTGCGCTCACGAATCTTTGCTTGCGCTCTTTGTCTTGCTACATCGACTGCTTCCTTCTGTACTTCTTCAATGTTCTTGCCGATCTCTCGACCAGCTTCACGACCTGTTTTTATCCCCTCGCTGATGCCTTTAGCGCCAGCGGATAACCCCAGTTCGTCTGACATACATCATTACAAGCCTTCACCTGGCGTTACATATACGGTTGCAGTTCCAGTCGCTACGATTGCGGATACATAGAATACATAGCCACCTTGAGTAGTTGGTATGCGTGGTGCAGTAAAAGTAGCTGTTTGATTATTATGTAGGATTGTTCCGTAATTGGGCGTTCCAGCGAGAGGGATGGCAACATTAGATGTGGATGTTGTACCACAACGAATAAACACCTCGGCAGCCGTACCATTGTGGATGCGGAGTTGATTGCATGGGGAATCGGCTGTTATAGCTACGGTGTTAGCGGATGTAGCTACATTTATTCGAACCGTTTTGCCCATCTCTTGAAATGGGATATTGTTCGCCATTAGATAATGTCCTTCCCACCAGCGTTGCCAGGCTTGGAAGTCGGTGATTTTTTAGGGTCTGTGCCACCAAAGTTAAACATGGAACGATAGCCACCATTAGGCAATTGTCCTGGACTCCAAGCTACTCCACCACCCGTTGTATCCGATGGTGCTTGTGGTCGGCAAGCGTAAGTGTAGTCATAGCCTTTATTCGGTTTTGTTAACGGAGCTTTCATTTGGTTCTCTCTTTCGTGTGTTGAGTAGAAGATAACTGAAAAGGCAGAAAAACGCCATAGTTCCTAGTCTTTCCAGAGTTGGTTCGTACATTGTCCAGCACGCTAGGCTGAAGGTTAAAGCTAAAGCCAAAATCACCATCAAGCGGTCTGAGATGACCTTTAATGCTAGGCGTATTAATGCGACTGCTTCCATAATTATCCCCTGGATGATTAAACAAGTTCATAGTTTAACCTTCCTCATCATCTGTTGCAATAAACCCACTACCCCATTCATCGTCAGAAATCTTTTGTTTGAGCTTTTCCACATTAATGGCACGGTCTAGCACCTTGCACTTGTCGGTTAAGGATGCTTCTGGATCATTCATCACATCCGCCAGCAAGACTTCGATGGCGCTTTCAAGTTCTGGGTTCAAACCCTTAGATTTCTTGACCATTTAATCTCCAGCTATTGCGCCAGCAGCGGTAGTCAAGCTAGTCTTAATAATCCAGCGTGCGGTTTGGGCAGCAGAACTTGGCTCAAGTGTCATTTCGACTATACGAATACGGTCTGATATTTGCTTAGATTTAGCGGGTGTAATTAACTGGTTGTTTTCTAAGGCTGGCTTAATTAAGCGATTCCAGTTATCACCTACTGTGCCTGGTGCTGCTCTAGATAAAGTGGTATTGATAGCATCATTAAAGGCTGCCAAAACATCTTTATCTGCACGAATAAGCGGTGCTAATTGGTTTAGCCTTTCGGTTTGTCCACCAAGGATAATCTTTTCAATTTCCTTAACAGGATCGCCAGTCATGCCTAATTGCCTTAGTTTGCCAGCAGCGCCCATTAGCTCTTTAGCCTTTTGCTCACCTTCTTTGGTAATCTGTTTAGCGCTCTTTTGACCTTCGACTAGGGCGGCATTAGCAGCTTTTTCTGCTTCTGATTTAGCTTTGTCTGCTGCGGTTTGTGCAGCGCCAGGCAATGCCTTCATTTCGGTTTTTAAGCCTTGTGCTAAGGCGGTTGTCTTTGGTACAACGGATTCAGCACGGGTAATGGCTGCCAAATGGTTATTAACACGACCTGATAGGTTGGGGAATAAGTCTAACCACTCTTTATTATCAAAAGCAAACTTCTCTACTTGTTTAGCATTGCTATCCCGCAAGGTTCTAGCAACATAATCGGATGCTGATTTTTCTACTAAATTTTGATCTCTAGTCAGATTTAACAAATCTTGAACCTTTTTACGGCTAGAGAAGAATTCCCCTGGCAAGCCAGAAGGATCGTAAGTTAAGTATTCTGGGTTAATTTGATCGGTTTTAATGAGCTTCTTGCCAGCGGGTATTTTGAGGGCATTTAAAAGTTCGCTGCTTTCTGCATAGTTTTTCAATAAAGAATCAAACTCTCCATCCTTGCCACCCGCATATTGAACTTGAGCTTTGCGGATTTTGTCATACAGATCAGCAGCCTGTTGCTTTTGTAAACCCTTAAAGCCAGCTACTTCCTTGCCATTAAAGACTTCGCCCAAGCGCCTACGGATGTGATCCATTGCTTCAAACGCAGTCGGCACTTTGCGAGAAATAGCTTGTCCAGTTTGAGCATCAATTCCTTCAAAAATGACTTGATCGTCAATGGATTTAAGGATATTTTCATAAGTGCCTTTTAATTGCGTTTCTGTAACAGGTGCAAACTGAACACCTTTGCCAGGCTTACCACGCACCAACTGTTTGTTTAAAAAGTCCTTTAATTCGGTAAATGCTGGCGTGGTTTGAATACCAATTCCTTGTGCTTCTTTACCACGAACTAGTTTATCCACGCTCGTTTTAGCTGTTTGATAGGCTTCGTTAATGGCTTTTTGCTCATCACTAACTACCTGAACAACACGATTTTGCAAGGTTGATCCAATGTTTGACAACGGCACATTAAGATCGCCAATCTGGGATAAGGAATCTTTTACTCTGCCTGTGGCTTGTTCGCCAGCAGCCTTGGCTCTACCTGAAATACCCAGCTTTTGTTGAGCCTGTATAACAGAAGCATCAATAATGGATTTAGCTCTAGCATCCCCCTCATCCCGTATGCGTTTTGCTTCATCACGGCTTACAAGCAATGCCTTTTCTGCACGGGTTCGGTATTCAGAAAGCACCTGATTAGCTTGAGATTGGGCTTTAGTAATGTTTTCAGATACTTCAGACTGTATCTTTTGGTCGGCATTTTTTAATGTATCAAATACTTGACGGTACGCATCGGTATCTGTTTTAGATACCCGCAGCCTGTCGGATTGTAAAAACTGATTCAGGGGTACTCTGTTTCTAAAGTTTTCCAATTCCCGTGTAGCAGCTTCTACAAACTCACTTTCACCACCAATTAGCTTTTTAGCACCCGCTAATAGTGTTTTAACACCTGTTGGAGCTTGCATTAGGGCAGTTGTAGCTGTAAATGCTCCTGGTCCTAAAAAACCACCAACCGTTTCAGCTATATTCTTGCGGGTTACTTGAACGCCTGGAATATCAGCAACCACCTTTTCACCACCAGGAACTATCTTTCCAGCCACTTCAGCGCCACCACTTGAAATCGCACCAGCGGCAGCACTACGCAATCGTGCGCTTCTCGCTAGTTGACCGCCAGCCAGCAAAAATGGAGATACCGCTTGACCACCAGGCACAGCCGAAGCAACCATTCCAGCGCCAGTCATTATCTCGGGCATAAAATAACCAACCGCACCACCCGTTCCCATTGCTTCTACAACATCCCCACCCTTTTGTAACAATGTTTTTCTTGGAGCTTTTGGTTCTTCAACCTTTACTTCGGGAACAGTTGGAACGCCAGAATCATCAAAACCCTTACCTTTTGGCGTGGGTAAATCAGAAATATCTGTTTTTACTGGTTTTGGCAGATCGCTAATATCAACCATTATCTGTACCCTTGGCTAGCTAAATAATCCTTTGCATCTTGTTCGTTGCCATCAAAGTTTTCATCGGCATAGGCTTTTAATTTTGGACCAGTAGGCATTGGTTTTACTGTTGCCTGTGGAGCTTGAGCTGGAGCAGCTTCAGGAGCTTGTGGCAAATTAGCTTCTTGTGGTCTTAAATTAGGATATTGGCGTTCTAAGCGCAATTGTTCTTTGCGCATTTCTCCCAAACTCTGATTAATAGCATTATTAATCGCTTCATAAGGTCTAAAGCCAGACTGGTAAAGAGGAGCAAGAATCTTATTTTCTACCTTAGTCAAAGCCTTACCAGCAGTTTCAAACTCAGAACTTCTGAATAAAGCTAGGGTTCTAATTAACCTAATAGCTTCTGGATCATCTCTAAAGTTATATTCTGCAAGGCGATTATCAATACCAATTAAGCCAGAAAGCTCATCCCACTTTCCTTCCGTTTGCAATCTTGTCAAGATTGGCAATGCTTCTTCAAGCTGGGGAACTATTTTTTCTCTAAGACTATGCGCCTGGATCATCTCTTTAGGAATCTTTCCACCACCAGCTCCAGCACTTCTCATCTCAGCAATCTTTAACGCATTGGCTCTGCCTAATTCTTTATCAAGAACATCAATGGATTGTTTTAAAATGGTGTTAGCACGCACAATTCCCTGTTTAGAATCAACAGCTCTAATAATGTCGCTGTTTAATTCGGCAATTGCTGTGCCTTTAATCTTTTGAGCTTCAGCCATGTTGTACGGCATCATCGCAATAGAACGGTCAAACTCTTTACTGGCACGATCTAGCTTGCTTTGTAAGATTTTGTATTGTTTGTCAAACTCAATTTGATCCCGCTTAAACTCATCAGCACGACCTCGTTGGTATCCAGACATCATCCCAGTCATAGACTTGATAGCGCCAAGACTAGCTTGTTTTCCACCCGTATTACCCGCAATTTGACCCACAACCCCAATAATGCTAGCAAGCGTAGCCATACCACCAAGGGTTTCTTTGCTGACGGTAAACTGGCTCATGGCTCGTTCTGCTTCATCCATAATGCCTTGCTCACGGGAACGGGCTTCTTTGACAAACTTGCCTTCTTCGGCACGGTAAGCGGCTTCAATCTCAGGTAATGCCTTTTCTTTAGCAATTTTGGCTTCAGTTTCTCTTTCCTGTAAGCGTCTTTCTTCTCCAGCCAAATCAACGGCTACACCAATACCTTCTTTTGGGCTTTTAATGCTTGATGCCTTTTGAAGCAAAGGATCAATTCCACCCATTTGGGTATTTAAGTCTGGATTAAACTTTCCAGGACCAAAGCCAATGTCCATTTCAGCCATTACGCTCTCCTAACTGGAGTGGTTACTTGGTAAACGGGTGCTTGACCAAGAATAAATGGCGCTGCCATCTGTGCTAATTGGCTATAAAACTGTTGGTTTGCAGTATTGATGGCTTGATCTGCCTGTAAACCAGTACGAATAGCACCTTGAATGTATTGATCGCCAATATTGCTAATCCGTAATCCTAGGTCAAATTGGTTTTGCACCAAACGCTGAGTTAAATCGGCTATTTGGTTTTGAGCTTGAGCAGCGCCAACACCACCACGGGTTGCAACACCTTGTTGTAGCTGCGCTCTTGCAGCATTTAATATTTGGCGGTTAACTGGGCTTAGTTCGCCACGCTCGGCAGCGCTCCTTAGTTGTGCGCCAGTTTGCTGATATGGTCTGCCAAGAGCTTCCATTTCCTGTCTGGAAGCCTGAGCCTGTTGTTGTGCTTGGCGTGTTCTGGATAGGTTTTGAGCTGTTAAACCACCAGTCAACAATGCGCCTAAACCAAGGCGAGGTAGGTCTTTCTCGGTAATTCCAAGGCGATCCATAACACTTCTGGATGGCGCTGGAGCTGGTGCTGGAGCTGCTGGCGTATAACCAAACAGCTCATTTTCTTCAGGGGTAAAAGTTCTTCCTTGAATATCAGCAGCAGTTGTTGGAGGATTAAATTGTCCTGGACCAAAACCAATATCCATTTGCGAATAATCAACAGGAGGAGCAGTATCGGTATAGCCATACATTTCATTTTGTTCAGGAGTAAATTCTGTTCCCTGAATGTCGGCTGCTTCTACAGGCGGGTTATAAACACCTTCACCAAATCCAATGTCATAGCTGTAATCTTCTTGAAACTCAGGCAATCCCGTTGACGGATTCATTGCTCCTGAACCACCACGCTTCTTTAAAAGGGCTGCTTCTTGAGGGGTAATGTGGGCTAAAACCGTATCCCTTCCACGACCTTGAGAGCGGATTAACTCTGCTAATGCTGGTAAATCAGCACTCAGAGATTTCATTAAAAGTTTAGCCATGATTAACTCCCTGTTTCGTCTTTAACACGCAATGAAGCAATATTCCATACTGGTCTTGCAGATGTTTCGCCATCACCACCGCCGATTACGGGAGAACCAGCTCTTAGCGCTTGGGCTAATGCTGATGATCCTGGTGCGGGTTGCCCTGTAGTAGTTGCATCCCCCATGGGTGGTGGGGTTGACGCTTGACCTGATCGTGGTTGAGCTTGTCTGCCTGTTGGGGATGGTGCTAAGTTTTGCGCTGTTAATTGCGCTGCTTGACGACCAGCACCGCTACCAATAAAACGAGCTAATTCTGGGCTTAATCCTGTGCTTGTGCCAGCAACGCCTTCTTCTCCGTAAAATCCACCTTCTTGGGCTTCGACATCGCCAATGCTGGTATCGGTAAGACCGCTTGTTACAGCGCCAGCAACACCGCCAGCAGCACCGCCTATCAATGCGCCACGCCCAACATTTTGACCTCGCAAAGCTGATCCTACTGCACCGCTAGTAGCGCCAGATACAGCACCTCTAGCCGCTGCGCTTGCACCAGCACCAAGTTGTGATCCAGCAGCACCACCAGCACCACCCGCAGCAGCGCCAATTGCGCCCGCTTTTAAGACATCTTCAATATTTCCACCCGCTACGGCAGCATTAACAGCGCTAGTAGCACCGCCAATCGCAGCAGCGCCAACAGCAGCCGTGGTAGCTGCGCTAGCTCCAACAACGCCCATGCCATTCATAATGGCAGCTCCTACCTGTGGTCCAGCGTAAACAGTAGCAACTACCGCTACTACGGTAATAATGACGGGTGTGGCTTGTCCCATTAGAGCGCTCCTTCATCTAATAACTCTTGCGTTAACTTACCAGCCGTTATCCCAGCGGCTAATAGGTTGTAATTAATCCCACCTGGTTGTATGTCACTCTCTGATATAAGATTTTCTCTAATTGCGACCTCAATAGCAATAGGGTACATGGCTGGATTGGTTAGGGCTTCTTCAGCATATTTACCCGCCATAATGATGCGCATTGGATCAATATCTACTTCTTTAATAATTCTGCGTAAGTCGTTCTTTGCTTTTAAGACCTCAGGAGATTGCTCTGGAGATTCTTTGCGCTTGATTAAATCCATGACATCCGTGTCAACTTGTTGCGTTGCGTCATTTTCCATTTTTTCTGGGGAGGGGGAGAGTGGTTTCGTAGCCATAGTTTATAGTCCAAGTCCAGCAGCAATTTGTTGATGAATATAGAGGTGTGAAGCGATCCAATCGTAGAAATCTTCCTCGTTATTGAAGTCCACATCGAGCATATTGAAGGGATTGTTAAGCCCTAAAAGGGTTGAAAACGCTTGATGTTCGACCTGGTGAGCCAATAACCAGTCATCTAGGTTGTCCACGCTAGCATCGGTGATTGGATAAATGGGTACAGAGATTCCTAAGTCCATAAAGGTTTCTTGAAACAGCTTATGTTGCGTACCGTTCTCAAAAAGGAATTCTCCTAGGGAATCAACATCCCCAAATTTGACGGTAGAAAGCGTTTCAAAGTTCATTAGTTCATCTTTAAGGCAATAGCAGCCAAAGAAGCAACAATAAAAGCTGCCGAACCAATCAAAATCTGCTCAATACGCTTTAATCTGGCGCAAATACTTTCATAGCGCAGTTCACAGACCGCTTCATGGGTATTTAATTTTGCCCTTGTTTCGTCAATTAAAAATTGTGTGGTTTCCATTAGAAGCTACCCGAAGTTCCGTTTCTACCTGGTACAAATGAGATAATGACCCAATTAGCTCCATCCGATTGCACTTGCACCGCATCAAATTGTCTAGCCAAAATCTCAGTTGTAAACGCATCAATTGTTTGGGATGAAGTAGTGGCTATGATTACTACATTAGCAGAACTATCAATTTTCTTGATGGCATAAGTTCTTCCAGTTGCGCCAACCGATGTTGGCAATGTAATGGTAATGTTTCCAGTTGAAGCGTTACCTAAAATAGTGCCGTCAATTAAAGTACCTGTGTAATTGGCTGATTTTGTTGTTAAAGAGGTATTTAGACCATTAATAGTGACATTATTAAGGGTTAAATTTCCTACTGATGTTGTTGTGCTGCCAAGCGTTATAGCTGTATTACCTAGCGTTGCTGTACTATTTGCTAACCCAGTATTAGGAATAGTTGTTGCTGCTGTGACATTACCCGTATTGGCGTTACCGTATAGATAGCCTGTTAATGCTTGAGTTCTTAATGCAGTAGAAATATTGGCATAACCAATGCTACCCGTTGTAACGGTGCTGTTTCCAGAGTTAATCGTGACATTATTTAGCGTTAAGTTGCCTACCGTTGTAGCAGTATTTCCAAGACCAATTGTTGTGTTACCAAGCGTAATATTGCCGTTGGTAATAGCAGTATTAGCGATAGCGATGGCTACATTAGCTGCGCTTGTAATTTGTCCTTGAGAATTGATGGTTACTTGAGAAACGCTTGTTGCATTGCCGTAAATTCCAGCCGTAACTGTGGTATTTGCAAGTGAAACAGTACCAGTAGTCGTAATAGGACTAGGGCTGACATTGATCCCAGTACCCGCAGCAATTGAAGTTACTGTACCGCTACCACCTCCAGAACTTCCTGATACGACCTTTAGAACCATGATTACACTCCGTCACCTGGGGTAATATAAATTGTTGCGTTTGCCGTACTTGTACCCGTAAAGTAAGCATTTGGTACAAAAGTTAAAATTTCATCCGTTCCAGCTAGTAGCGGAAAGGCAGAACCACTTGTCGTTACATTAGCTGACGCTGTAGTTGCTTCGGCAGCCGTTGTGCCATAACCCAAAAATACAACGCTTGTTCCAGCATTAATAATTCGATATTGGTTTCCACCAATAGTGCTATTGGTTACTTGAACTGGAGTAGGCGCAGAAACTCCAGCCGTAAAAACAACAGTATTGCCAGTCTTGGTAAACGCATTAATTCCCATCTATCACCTCTACCCAAGAGGTTGTAGCTTCATCCCATGAATATCTCTTAGGATTCTCTGCTGTGCCTACATCGGTAGGATACGGAACTGGAGAACTCCATAAACAAGTTTCTTCACTCATTAGCCAGCTTGGGAATGGCTGTGGTGGAATAAAAGCATCTCTCTGCTCATCATAAGTGTAGCCAATACCAGCGTAGTTTTTACGCAACGGTCTGCCTTCAGGATGTTGTCCACCATGCGTATTGTAGGATGTTTGCACCCATCCATGACCAAAGATTCCAGAATCAATGACATCTTGTTCAGCCACAATGACTTGGACTACTATTCCGTTTTCTACTTTTGCAAAATGCGACATGATTGCTCCTTTTAAGCTGTATAAGTTCCTGATGAGTTGTAAGTAAGAATGGTGTTTGTTCCAGATGTGGTTACTGATGGGCTACCTGTAGTTGTGCCTGAGTATCTAGCAGTTGGAATAGATAGTATGACAATACCAGAACCGCCAGCGCCAGAAGTTTTGCTACCAGTATCGCTAACATCTCGAACGCCACCACCTCCACCACCTGTATTTGCAGTTCCACTAGTTGCTGGAGAAGCTGAACCACCAGCACCAGCACCACCTCCGCCAGAGCCACCAGCACCGCCTGTGCTATTTCCTGAACCGCCACCGCCACCAGCGTATGTTGTCGATGAGCCACTAATGCTTGTTGCAACACCAGCACCACCTACACCGCCAGTTCCACTACCACCATTAACACCACCAACTGCACCTGCGCCACCACCGCCACCGCCATCTAATGTAGAAGCGTTTGTTCCTCCAGCAAATCCTTGATTTGCAGTTCCAGTTCCACCAACGCCATCAAGGAAAGAACCGCCACCGCCAGAACCACCATTTTTAGCAGCAAAACCATCATAAGCACCACCACCGCCACCGCCTGTGGATGTAATAGTGCTAAATACTGAGTTACTTCCACTATTTCCAGCAACACCGCTTGCAACTCCAGTAGTAACAGCAGTTCCACCAGCGCCAACAGTAATTGTGTAAGAAGTTCCAGGAAACAATCTTAATGGTGATTCTAAAGAGCCGCCACCGCCTGTAGCTGTAATTGTGCTTCTTAAGCCACCAGCACCTCCGCCACCGCCAATTCTTGCTCCGCCACTACCACCACCAGCGACTACCAAATAATTAACAAGATAGCCACCAATTAGCGAACCACTACTTGTAAATGTGTGAATTGTGTTTCCACCAGAAGATGTTACTGTTCCACCGCTAAATGCTTGTGCGCCAGCGTAAGAGATGATTACGATGCCAGAGCCACCAGCTGCGCCAGGTTGATCTGAAAAACTACCTGTAGTACCGCCATTAGAACCGCCGCCGCCGCCGCCTAAATTGGCAGTACCAGCAGTGCCAGGTAATCCAGCGTTACCACCGCCACCTGAACCACCAGTACCTTGTGTGAAATTGCTTCTACCGCCAGCGCCGCCACCGCCGCCAGAATAAGTTGTGGATGTACCGCTAATTGAAGATGCAGTACCAGCACCGCCATTACCGCCATTTACTCCTGAACCATTGCTTCCAACAGCAGAAGAACCACCACCTCCACCGCCGCCACTTGCATTAACACCATCCGTAGTTCCTAGACCGCCAGCGTTTCCTTGACCACTTGTTCCAGCGCCACCAGCGACATTGTTTCCACCAGTTCCGCCGCCACCAGAACCACCAACTGAACCAGTGCCAGGTGACCAATTTGACGATCCGCCACCAACAGCAGTAGTTGAAAAAGCACTAAATAATGAATTGCCACCACTTACTCCATTTGCTCCACCAGAAGCTCCAGCAGCGCCACCAGCACCTACAGTTACTAGGTAGATTGAGTTAGTGTCAATAGTTACACCAGAGCCAGATAACAAGCCACCTGCACCGCCACCGCCAGAGCCAGTATCAGCACCAGCTTGAACCCCTGCCGAACCACCACCACCAGCTACTATCAAGTAGCTAGCTGATAATTGGCTTAATGGGCTTAACGCACCTGAAGAAGTAAATGTGTGAATAAAGTTACCACCTGATTGGGTAACTGTGCCACCACCGAATAATTGAGTTGCGGATGTGTAGGAGATGATTACTACGCCTGAGCCACCATTACCGCCAGATCCAGTTCCAACAGAACCGCCACCACCGCCGCCTGTATTAGCAGTTCCAGGATTAGCTGCTGTTCCACCACCACCTGTTGTAGTTCCGTTTGCAGTATTTCCAGCACCGCCACCACCGCCAGCGTAAGTAACACTAGAGCCTGAAATAGAAGAAGCTGTACCAGCACCACCATTACCGCCTGTGCCTGATGAGTTGTTACCACCAACTCCACCTGAACCACCTCCACCCCCACCAGCTCTCCAAGTAGCTGCGTCAGTCCCACCATTGCCACCAGCATTTCCTTGACCTGATGTACCAGCGCCACCTGTTCCTGTGCTTGAACCTCCAGTAAAGTTTGAACCACCACCTCCGCCCGAACCGCCAGAATTACCATCAAAATTAGCAGAGTCACCAGCAGCACCGCCACCACCACCTACTGAAGCGGTTAGTATCCCAAATTGAGAATTAGAACCATTAGTTCCTTTATTTCCTGTTGTTCCTCCAGAACCACCAGCGCCTACAGAAACTGTATAAGATTGAGTTGGGTTAAGAGACACAGTGCCTGATAACAGACCCCCTGCTCCACCACCACCAGACCACGCTGCGCCACCACCGCCAGCACCGCCAGCTACTTGAAGGTAACTTGCAGTAACGGCAGAACCGCTAGTCCAACCAAAGGCTGCTAGGGCTGCTGCACCAATTTTAGATAAGCGTGGCATCTATAAAACCTTTAAGCAAATTTAGTTTGAGCTGCTAATACTGTAAATGCTGCACTTCCCGTTTTGATAATGACATAGGTATAACTATCAATTGAGCTTGCATTACCGCTAGTAGGAGCAGTTCCACCTTGCCATTTAGGGGTAACAGTATTTCCATCTACTTGAACGACTGAGTTATAGTACGCAGTATTTCCTTGTGTAGCTAAAACAGTACAGGCAACGGATGTATTGTTAGACATTACATTATTTAATGATGTTGTTGAACTACCTCTAAAATTAACAGTAAAGTTGCCAGCAGCGTTAGAAGTTAGGTAAAGAACAGCATTACTAAGCAGCTCCATGTTAATGGTTGCATTAGCAGCAGTAGCCGTAACATTGGCTGGCTCTTGAATAGTCGTAATGGTGACATTAGTAAGGGCTAAATTACCAACAGAGGTAGTAGCAGAACCAATGGTCACAGCCGTATTTCCAAGTGTCATATTGGAAGTACCGCTAGATAAGGTTACATTGGTTAAAGTTAAGTTACCGACTGTAGTTGTCGTATTACCCAGACCAATTGATGCGTTACCGAGTGTCGCTACGGTATTAAAGTTTTGGTCAAGTTGTGAAAGCGGAATCGCTGATGTAGCATTTCCAAAAATATTAGGTACTGGCATATTAAAACCTCACTCTTAATTCATGTTCAAGTTCAAATGTGTTGACCACAAACCCAGCCGAGTTGGATGTCATGGTTAACCCTAAATACTTTCCCCATTGTTGTGCATCTGACTTATAAAGCTGATAGCCAGTTCCATATCCACCTATCCAAGATATTACAGTAGAACTGTTATTTATCCAAGGGATTGTAGTGTTACTATTGTTATACCAAGTAATAAAATTACCCAAAAGATACACAGAACTTGATCCAGATTCGGAATCAACCGTAACATCTAGAGCTGCACCTTGAGTAAGCGTTGCTTCAATACCAAATTTTAATGCTTGTTTGGTACGGATTGGATCAGTTAATGGCAATAATGCCGTTCTTATACGGCTTGTAATACCGCCTGTAGAATTTGCATATAACCGATATAAGCTATTACCAGAAGTACCATACAAAACAATCTGACCTTCTTCTGGAACGGAAGTAATGTACTTAATATCATTGCCCTGGCTAGAAATAAACCATTTCTTTTCAAAGAAAATTGCCTGAATGTACCGATAACTATTGGTAAAAGTTGTATCGTTATAACGGAAGTTAAAGGCAGCGCACAAAATGTTATTTAGTAATACCTGACCAGCGTAAACAGGGTTTGCAAAGTCAATATTAGGGAAAACACCATCTAGGGGATCAGATAATTTAGAGGTTGTTGAACCTACTAGAGCGTACACCCCATAGTCATTCATAAATAAAACGGATCGGAAGTACGGAAATATAGCGTTTTTAAGCTCTGAACCCACCGATGCGCTTACATTGGTATTGGTAAACAAAGTAAGTCCAGATGAGGTAACCCTTACATCCGAGAACACATTAATGGAGTTATCGCCAAAAATGTATAAAAAGTTGTTAGCGCTTAATAACTGAATAATGTTGCCATGCAGCGTAGAATCCGTCAGGGTTACCGATCCCGCAGAAACGCTCGTAAAGTCGCTATACGACCCCGCAGCGCTGTAATAGACTGATCGACCAGCCGCAATCCAAACACGCCCTGAGAAGCTCGCTATGCCCACATTCGGCTCAGAATTGACAATGGCTTGCAAGACAGCGCCATTACCCCCACCGCCAGACACAGTAGCTGTGACATTGGCAGCATTGGTGTATCCCGATCCTTGGTTGGTCATAATGACCTGGGTAACGACATTTCCTAAAACAATGGGTACAGCCGTAGCTCCCGCACCCCCACCGCCTGAAATAGTCACTATGGTATTGGCTGCGTTGGTGTAGCCCGATCCCTCATTAGAAACAACTAAAGAAAGCGTACCCGTTTGAAAGTTAAATAATTGAGCTACCGCATTAGCGCCCGTACCGCCACCGCCACCACTAAAGGTAACGGTTAAATTAGCAGCGTTGGTATAGCCTGTACCCGCATTAGAAACCGATACAGAGGTAACTACATTGCCTGTAGAGATGGTCGATGTAGCGTTAGCTTGTTCTCCGCCCGTTTGATTTGGCGCTGAAATAGTAACTGTTGGCGCTTCGGTATATCCTGAACCTTGATTAACAATTCCTATCAATCCAACAGAACCGATAGTTACAACATTATTACCATCCCAATTAAAGTAACCCTTAGTAGGATCAAGGATAAGCATACGCTCGTTATTCCATTGGGTAGTATTAATACCGCTAGAGCTAAAAGTTCCAGAAGCAGCCACATTGCCAAAGGTGTCCGTATTGATATTAAAATACTGTGCCGAGCCATCTTGCATAAAAGCTACAACATAGTCATTTAGTCCAATATTGACATTGGTTAAATGGGTCACGGTATTGGAAAAAACTACTGCATTACCAAGAGAATTATTAACAACTTGGCTATTTGGAGTAATTTTTATGTTGCCATAGCCAATCGGTTGAGCATTTTCTAACCAAGCAAACTCGCTCTCATCAATGGCAGTACGGTTAGCTTTGGTGTTTAGCCCTCTAAACTGTTTGATAACGGCATAGGACTTTTTCTGTTCCGCTGCTGCCATGGCTAGTAAGGTGAGCTATAAGGTGTTGGGATTCTGCGGGTAAATACCGAGGTAAGAACCGCAGCAGTTTGCTTGTTGTATTCTTGTTTATAAATCTCGGCTTCACCATAACTTTGTTCGTAATACTTGGCTAGGTAAGCTGCGTAAAATTTAATGGAACTAGTGTATGGGTCTTTAATTGTATCTTCTTCACTAGAAGTTACCAATGGTAATGGCAAGATAACTGTATCAATTTCAAGCTGGTAGGCTTCGTCTGGAATTGGACCAATATAAATATTGCTTTGTCCATAGTTGCTAAATGCCAAAGGTCTGCCAATGTAGTTTTGCCAAAAGCGTAAACGCACATTAAAGTCTGACCAGGCTAAATAATCCAGAGGTACACGGGTGTTACCCCAGTATAGGTTGATATTAATAATATCTAGCGTTCTATCGCCAGACGGCATTGCTGCGTAGTAAATGTTCTCGCAGTTACCCACATAAGTAAAGCCAGCCGTACCATTTAAAAATTGGGTAGAGGGAGGGTAATTGGTAATGTTATTAGTGTTGCTTTGCGGATAGGGTGGCGCAATTGTTCCCGTTGTTCCAGCAAGAGTAACTTGATAAATAAATATATTACTAAAAATAAAATCATTTAAAGCGACTGGTGTACTAGCTGTCCACGCCACAGGATTAGTAGGAGTTGCGCTATTTAAAGCCGATGAAGCTGGAACTTTAGCTGGTGTTTGTACAATCTGAATTGTTCTAAGACATCCAGTATCACGGACTACACGATCTCTAGCGCTATTTATGTAATCCGTTAATTGTGAATCAGTATAAAAGTTTCCGTTTGCATCATGGAGTAATCGTCTGACTTCCGTAATGTAAGTCGATAGAGTTGCCATTTAAACTCCATAAGTCATGCTGCCACCGAGAGGACTTTTCCCCCCGCCCTCTTTTGGGAAGGTAGGGGTACTCTTTCCACCAACGGGGATAACGATT